CCTTTGCTGGAATTTAGAAACAGCCATGTCCCAGTTTGTCTGCCAGGAGCGCACGGCCGCTTGCCGCTCCCCAATACTGGATTGCTTCAAACGTCCCTCTCCGTGTTCAGGTTGTCCAGTGCACTTCATAATGTTCATCCCACGACAGCGGCAGGCCCGCAGGCTTTCCAGCGTCGCTCACATTGGTCAAAGATCTGCTGCATCTCTTGCTCGACGCCGCCTTCTTTTGCGCGCATCAGCAGAGCCGCCGCGCTCATCTTTGCTTTCCATCCTTCGCGGGTGGCCTCTTCTAGGTCAAAGACATCGCAGGGGCCAAAGTAGGCAAACTGCACGGGGCCGCTGGAGATGCTCGACGAGCCCCAGCTTGGCTCCGTGCTGGAGATGCCGCCGGTGGTTACCAGATAGACCGCGCCGGTGTAGGTGTCGAGGTTTGCGGAGGCAGGGGCGACGAGCTGCCCGCGCTGGTACGCACTACCCACCGCGAAGTTCTTCACGCGGGTAGTGCGGCGCAGAATCCGGCGCAGGGTCTCAGGCGAGAGCGCGGGGAGCTTGGTAGACTCCACGCAATCGCTCAGCTCCTCTAGTGCCTCCGCAAGCGTCATGACTTCTTATCGCCTTTGCTATCTACCGATTCAGTGGGCTCGGGATTCTGGGCAGTGACTTCAGGCAACTCGTCCCACTGCCCCACCACGGTGATCTCTACGCCTTCTTGCCAGATACCGTCGTTGCTCAGATTGGCCCTCAGCAAGACCGTCTCTCCTGTCTCGGCCTTAGCGATAGTGTAGAGTGGATACTCCACCTCTTTAAGCACTTTGCCGTCGGCGTCCATCGGCACTTGATGACTTACATATGGAGGGATTTCAGCGCCGCCGACAAAGACACGCTCGACGCCTTTGCATCCGTCAATGATCAGCATGGGCTGACCCTCGCCTGTAAAACTGCGTGCAGTGCCACGCTCTCCCTCGGTGAGGAAGTCGGAGGCAATTCCGGACGTGGGAAATAACCCGGCTAAAGCCACTGCCCCGATAAGAGCTAACGTGCTAGATTTACTCATTTTGCACCTGCCTTCTTCGGCTCAGTATCAGCAGCGTCTAAGCTCCCCGGAAGCTCAATAGCCTCCATCTCGGCGACAATGGCATCTAGTCGGTCGCAGTACGCTCCCTGCTTAGTGACGTCAGGCTGATTGCTGCGCAGTTCGGCAGCTACGCTTCGGAGCTTGGCTTTAGCGGCCTCAAGTTGTTCATTCATGATTTATATTTCCTTGTCTTAAAGCCCCACCGAGTAACTCGGTGGGGCAACATGGGGCACTTCACGCCCCGTGAGTTCCTTAAGCCGGGGCGACGCCTCGGGAGATAGCAAAGAGGTTGGCGGCTTTCATCTTCAGAACCTCAAAGACCGTCACGATCTCCGGGTAGACCTGGGGAGCCGCCACCGAGGTACCAACCTGCTGCACAACGTAGCCCATGAGCTGCTGGTTTGGGGCCAGCTCGGGCAGATCAACCTGAGGAAGCACCTCGAACTCTAGGGTAGGCTTGCCCTCGACCGTCTTGTCACACCCAAAGACGATGATGCCTGGGATTGCATCACGGCTCACGATCACCTCAACAACGCCCGCGCTCGCGATGGGATGGACATAGCCCGTTACTGTCACGCCAAGGGTCGCCCCCCGCTGATCGAGCGTGTAGCGGTAGTTGTTGGTTGCGGCCTTTGCCAGCTTGGTAAGGGAGGCTGCTTCCTGGCTAGAGATAATCATGTAGTAGCCGCTACCCCCCTGCTGCCACAGCCGGATGAGCTGAGCATCAAGGTGCGCTTCGGTCAGTGCCCCTACTGCGGCTTGCTGCTGATCCACAGGAGTTCCGTTGGCGGTGGTGATGAGCCTGTACAGACCATCGAAGGCCAGCGGGCTGGTGCCATCTCCCCAAGGAGCCAAAACGCTGGTGGAGTCGCCATTGAGGATGGCATTCTCCTCGTTCAGCATCACGTTGTAGAGCGCACTGGTTCGCTCCTGAGCGCGGTTGTCCTGGAAGCTACGGCCTGCGGCCTGGGCAAAGGCGGTGACATCGGTCATTTGCCCCATGAGCTTGTAGGCCGCCGCGCGGGTGGCGTACTGGGTGTTGAGGTTGGCAGGAGCGCCGCGCTCGCCGAAGAATCCACGCGTTGCGGATCCACCACCGGGGCGAGTCTGGATGCGCACCACCGCGCTGTTATTTTGGGCATTGGCGGTTGCACCCACGAACGTGATCGTGTTCACACCTAGCGCCGTGATCTGGCGCACCTCAATGGTCGCGCCGGTACCGATACTCACAAAGTCACCAATGCGGAAGCCTGCATTGCTTACCAGGGTCAGCGTGGTGGCACCGCTGGCTTGGTTGCCATTGACCGTGGAGCTCGCCCCGTAGCCACCGCCGTAGCTGGTGATCTGCTTCCAGGTCACCGCCGTTCCAGAGCCCATGCGGCGCGGGATCCGGTTGCGCAAGGGGGTGTCGGTAGGTACCAGCGCAATGGCCTCCGCCTCTAGGTTCTCACGAATTGGCAGGTTGGACGTGAGCGAGTCAATACCGCGATTCAGGCTGGCGAGCCCTTGCGTCAGAAGCGCAATAGCGGCATTGGGGTCAGTGTTGGCCCCGCGCTGGATGCTTTCGATCTGGCGCATGATCTCCGGGGAGATTCCGGGAGCTCCAGCAATCCCAGCGGCACGCTGGATACCACGAACTTCGGGCATCAGCGCAGTAGTGGCAAGAAAAAGTTGTCTACTCATTGTTTTGTCTTTCTGTGGGCAGTCCCCACGGTGGGCTTCTGCCCTATCTATGCAGCTTCCCCCATAGATTGGAGGCGCTGCCTGAGGCTCGAAATAGTAACGGCCAGCTGAGTGCGCTCCGCTTGAGGCAGCGTTTTATCCTCAGCGCGTTTCACTGCATCAGCAAGCTCCGCTTTGCACTTGCCAATATCAGGATTGGCATTGGTCTCGACATGGGGCATAAGAGAACGCTCGGCACCACGAAACGGCAGGTTCTGGGCGGGATCGGGCATGGCTTCCAGCTCTGTAATGCGTGCTAGATGCGCACCGATCTCAGTCTTCATCCGCACTATTTCTGCCTCGGCAGTAGCAGCTCTTTGAGTGGCGGCCGCCAGGGTAGTCTCTTTTGCCGCAAGGTCACCGGTCAGGGCAGAGAAGCGGGTAAGGGTCTCCGGACTCAGGCGAGTGCGAACAATCTCCAGGAGCGTGGTAGCTCTCGCTAGGCCTGGACCACCCGCCGCCATCATTTCTTTGAGATAGGCCGCAAAGTCGTCAATGCTCCGCTCGGCCATGCCCAGATCGCCGCCATCTCCAGCCCGGACAGCCTCCCAGAGACAGTCCATCAGCATGTAGCAAGCATCGCTTACCACGTCATCGAGCGCCCAGTTTCGCAGCTTCCCTAGGTACTCACTAAACTCGGAGCGAGCCACAAGCTGAATGACTTCCGTCTCCGTGTCCATCACGCTCTCACCTGCTCCCTCAGCTCGAATCAGCGTAATGAGCGCATCCGGATCGGCAGGCCGGTCAACATAGCTGTTCTCGATCCACTTGCACTCGATTACATCGGAGCCACGCATAATGGTGGGAGTCACACCGACCGAGTAGGCACGATAAACCTTTGTATCGAGCTTCAGAATTGCGGTGGGATCCACTGCCAGAGAGCGGCACGTGGCTCCGTTCGCATCCCAGAAAACCCCAAGCTGGATTTCTTCCTCTTCGTCTTGCTCGTTGAGAACACGCACCACGCCGGAGGCATTTCCCACTGCGCTTGCTTGGTGCATCTCTCGCACAGCTCCCCAGCGGTTATAGTCCTCAGTCGCTGCCTGCATGGCGGCGCGGGTGAGATTCCACCCATCACCCACCATAGCATTGCAGTACGCGTAGCCATCGACAATCCGGCATTCGATTCCGTCGGAAGTCTTCACCCGCCGGATGTTGTTGATCTCAAACGCCACCCGGATCGGCTTGCGGCGCTCAATCTTAGTTTTTAAGTAGTTCATAAGTTGTTGTCTCCAGGAGTCGGCACAGGGCCAGGCTCAGGTGTGGGATTGGGCTCCGGTATTGCCAGAGCCTGAGAAAGAGGGCGCAGCGTGCCAGAAACCAGCGTGGTGTCACCGCCCTCGATGGTGCCGAGCTGGTGACCCGTGCGCACCTCGTTGATCGTCTTGGCTCCACTGCGGATCTCGATCTCTTCGCGGGTGGCACGCTCAACAGGCTTTTCGGTCTGCTCCTCGGGAAGAACCGTATGCAGATCTCCGTAGCCCGCCCTCTCCAAGATGTCGTCATAGCGGCGCTTGCGAAGCCGAAGCAGTACTCCGCCACCAAAGCGGCTCGTCGAGTGCATGCTCTCGTCTTGGGAGACCTTGTACTGATCGCCGGTGAATCCGATTGAGGCGGGCTGAACGCCCATGACAGCACAGGTGACTTTTAGCAACCAGAGCTGCTGGGGCGTCCAGTCGGTGTCTTTGGCGCTGTGGCTGCCCAAACGGCTTGTGCCACCGGGGACGAATTTGGTCTTGAGGCGCTCTGCGGTATTGCCCGTGTTGAGCGCGTTCCACCAGGCGGTGAACGTCATGACCTGCTCTGCGCTCCACGCCTCAGGGACGGAAAGGAGATCCGCAACCGTGCTGCCCTCGGTGAAAAACGTCAAATTCCACGATTCGATGCGTAGCGCGGTATTGATGGTGTGCAGCAGCCACTCGACAGGAGAGCGGGAATAAGGCTGCCAGGAGACGGAGGCCAGCTTATCGTAGGAGAGATCTCTAGCCGTCAGGGTGGTGACCTTCATCCCGCTGATCCACTGCTCGTAGAGCCCCCCCTCGGCTTCCCAGCCCATACTGTCCACCACGGGCCGGATTGTGGCGGCATCTATCGTGTCGCACCAGAGCCACTTACCGCCTCGTGAGTAGCGGTTATAGATCGCGGGTGAGCCGATCACCAAAGCGTCTTCGAGCATCGCCTGCTCAAAGTGCTCAGGATCGGAGCCCGCGCGGCCCACAGCGCCAGAGATAGTAAAAAGCTGCTCTGCTTGCTTGATGCGCGCTTTGGTGGCATCGCTGGTGTCTCCGGCTCGATGCGCGATCGTGATAGGCACCGTAGCAACCTCCCGTTTGAGGTGCTCGATGCAGGCCCGCAAGATCGGGTAGTTGTCGGCCAGGGCGCGGAGCGTGGTAAGGGAGACTGCCGCCATCGGGCGACGCTCGGGTGTCTGCGGCTGGCTCCAGAAGTAGGGATTGTTGAGCGCGTAGGCAGTTGGCTTGTCCGCCTCAGGCGGGTTGGTGGCCCCAATGATGGGAGCAGAACTCTCACCAGGGGCTTGCGGCAAGGCAGTAAGACGGCTGACACCGAGCTGCTCGACGATGGCGGCGGCGACTTGCTCTGGTGTGGGAAACTCGGCAGGAGCGGGCAGCGGCAGCGGCGCTGGAATAGGCGACGACAATACAACTCCGCTCTGGGCAGGTTGCACACTCCGCTTTATTCCTAGTCTTTCAAGTATCGTCATGGCCGTTAAACACAAAAATCGCGACGCCAAAGCACCCCGGTGGGGTGAAAATTGGTGTCACGATAGGTAACGAGCCGTTGCTGAGGAACAGAGAAACTGTTCGGTTGTTGCCAGGATTCTACAGCGGCTTTAGCGGAATGTCAAGTACCGCCACGGAGCGCCACAGCAAGCTGTCCCAGAGACGCCGTATCGGTCGCCCAGCCAATCGGAGAGAACTGATCGTTGAAGGCATCTGCCAGCGCGTCCACAATATCGTCCGTGGCCCCATTGGGGAACGTGCGCAGCTCCTCGATCAGCGCAGTGTTCCATTCCCCCTTGAGCATCCGAACGTTCCCGACGTTCACCTGGCTGGAGAGCGGCGACGCCCGCACCACCTTGCTCCCCGTCACGGGCTCCGCTTTGACCGTGTAGCCCATGAGCAGGCGCATCATGGAGAGCACCTGGCTCTTGCCTGCCTGACCCGGGTCTTGAGGCACGCGGATCTTTACCGCCTTCCCGTCAATCTGGGCTGTCTGGAGCATCAGTGCGTCACGCTCGTTGGTGTCGAGCCGCTCGCGCTTAATGTCCATGATCCAGACGATGCCAGCAGAGTCAATGGCCACTCGTGCTCCTGCTGTCCAGTCCCCTCCGTTCTTGGTGGCGGCCAAGTCCCAGGCACGCACCCCGGCAAGGCCGGCGGGCAGGGCTTCGACAATCTGAATGAGCGCGGGCTTGAAGACATCACCCTCCGCAGGGCTGGGACGTTGCTGGTAGAGCGCCTGCCAGGAGTACTCGCCTTCCTTCTGGGTCAGGACTCGCTTGATCCGCAAGAGCGCCGCCACATCGTACCGGTCGGGCCAAAGCGCCTCACCAGGATTGCGGCCAATCGCATCTTCTTCCTCGGCAATCGCCCGGAGCTCTGTCACGCGGAACTTGTCCGGCTCCGTGGCAACCGCCTGGCTGAACACATCCTCGTGGTGCCAGCGCGTGCCATTTAGAACCATGGCCCCGTCAGGCTCTAGGCGGGTGTAGAGGTCGTCTGTGTACCAGTCCCATGCCTTATCGCGGTATGTCTTGCTCTCCGCCGTCTCGCGGGAGCGGATGGGATCGTCCACGAAGATGTAGCGGAAGCCAATTCCGACGGGAGGAGCTCCCACGCCGCGAGCAATGCAGGTGCCACCAGCGGGAAGCGTCCACTCATCATCTGCCGCTTTGTCGAGCTTGACGCCGATCCACTCACTGACGATCTGGCGCACCTTGCGAGAGAAGCGCCGGGCCAGGCGATCTGTGGCGGCAGTGATGAGGATATTGTCCGATTGGTGCTGCAAAAAGAGCCAAGCCGCACCACGGACCGTAATCGTCTCCGTCTTAGCGTGACGCGGCGGCATGTGCACCGCCCAGCGGTCAGAGAGTCCGTCACGGATCAGGTGCAGCTCACTAGCGATCAGGGCGAGGTGGGGCGCGTCTGCTTTCCACTTCGACGGGATTGTTCGGCAATAAAATTCTAAAAAGCTAGGAAACGGTGGGTTCTGCGGCAGGTGGTTCGGTGATCTGTCTTGTTTCTGCAATTCGCATGGTTCTACCCATATCGAGAAGTTTATCAGATCGTCCTGCAATAACTTCGTAAATATCTCGCATTCCTGTAGCATTTTGTTTATTGATGTACTCCGGTGAGCTGACAGCGGTGGCAATTCTGTTGAGTGCCTCTAGCTGAATAGAAAAGTGGCGAGCGAAGGTATCTGCAAAAGACTGTTGCTTCAATGCTCCAACTTGCTCCAACTCTTCACCCATTCCAGCTTTTAAGCGAGTGATGAGCGATGAAGAAAGTCCTGTCTCCCTCGAAACCTCTCGCACTCCCTTACCTGCTGCCAGCAAGGCCAGCGCTTCGGCTCGCTTTGCGTCGTCTGTCTTTTGCCCTCTCACGCCACCCTCCTGATCGTCGGCATCATCACACGCCCAACTCCTAGCTCTTGAGCAGGCTCCTGTGGGCACCACGAATGCCCGCAGTCCTCGCACTGGATTTCGAGGAGCACAGGGGCCAGTAGCATCCGCTTCTTGTGCCTCACCTCCCACGTCCCACCCTCGCGAAGAGTGGCGACGTGGTTGCTGCACTGCGGACAAGTAATGGTTCTAATCATTTAGCGATTCCTCAAAAAGTTAGTAGAGGATGACGGAATGACGGAATAATGGCCTTTTTCAGGATCTTTCCTATTTTCCTGTACGCGAAGGGGAGATTCTGAAAAAGCCTGTTTTTCCGTCATTCCGTCATCCATTTTCTTAAAAAGTCCTTGTTCTGGGAATCGCTTCCAGCCTCTCTTGGTTTCAGAGCGGAACTCTTCGAGCCCTTGAGCCCGACAGGCAGCAGCCC